CTGGCACACTGGCTGGGGCCCAGCTCTACCCCACACTGGCACACTGGCGCGCTGGCCTATGTTAGTGAGCACTAACTTAGTGGGGCCCGCCACTCTGTCCCCATTACTAGCAGTCAGTGTGGGTGAGTGTTAGGGTGCTGGCCCCGCAATGTGGCATGGCATCTCATAATGTGGAATGGCCCTCCTTTTCGGTGGCAGGGTCCCTTTTTGCTAATGTCGACACCCCTAAACAGGTACCCGGGGGGCCGGGGCGGTGGCCCCATGTCAGACTTCAAGTTTGCGAATTTTTTTAAAAATTTTTGTATAAAGAAAATGTTGCACTGCATCCTGGATTATAATCCACCCTTTTTAGCGAAGGGTGGCACGGTAACCCGTTGATTAAAAAGGCTTTTGTACTTACGATCCACAGTATCCACCCTTGTTTTACTTTTTTTTATTTTTTTTAAAAAAGATAAAAAGAGATATAGGGTAAGTTGCGTTTATACCCTGGATACTATGGATACTGTGGATAGTGATGACTTTTAGTTATATAGAAATCAATACCTATGATTTTTAGTTATATAGGCTAAAACGCAACGAAGTGCGTATTAGTAGAAGTATGAACAAATACGTTTATCAAATCCAAGGGGCTTTAGAAAACGAAAACCAAAAGCTGTTGGGTTTGCGGGTAATGGTCTGCGACCTGTACAACTTGGAGAAGGTGGACGTACCCATTCAGATACTGGATAAAGAAACGATTAAGTACTTAGAGTTTCGTTTACAAATAACAGATGGCGCTTTGATAATCCAAAACTTACCAAACAGCGTCATCAATAAAATAAGAATGCTACTAGGCAAATACCTGGACAAATGGGTATTGACAAACTTTTATGGCAATCACATCGACACAAAAAGTGTTAACCCTTGACTATTGGAAAATAGCGCAGGATATTAAACCGGGTGACATTGTATTTAACAGACTGGGCAAAAAGGTCCGGGTCAAACTCGTTCAAATTCTGGACAAGCGTCCTTGCTTTCGGGCAACCTTCCTAGACGGAACATCGGTTGCTGGTGATAAGGACCTTAAATTCCCCATAGAAACCCCAAAGTACCGCAATAGAATTGTCACATATAAAGGCGTGCAGAAATTTCGTCGCCCATTATTACCAAAAGCAATAAGCGAACTGACTGCCGAACCCCTGGTTAACAAAAACAACCGGCTAAAGTTCAGCGTACCTACAACAGCCCCCTTAGAATTGCCATACAAAGACCTGCCAGTACCACCATTTTTGTTTGGGTTCTGGTTTTTTACTCGGCGCCGTGACGGAACTATAAAAATTCCTAGCGTTTACATGGACTTGATTACCGAAAAGCTAAAAGAACACGGCTATCAGCTGACATCTTGGCGCGATCCAATCAAAAAAATGCGGGTGTACAACACAAAGCCCACAATCTTGTCGCATTTAGCGCCGCACATCCCGTATCAAATTCCAAACAACTACCTATTATCCAGCCCAGAGCAAAGAATTGAGCTGCTTAGTGGCATCATGCACTCAAAACCCAGACGTTATAATAAAAAGTCTGATACGTTTCGGTTTACATCGCAACATTTTCCTACGGTAAAGCAAGTTCAGTATCTTGCCGAGAGCTTAGGTTGCAAAACAGTACTGGAAGGGCCTGACTCTGTTATCGGGTATACTGTTCACATCAAAACTAAATTAAAATTAATGGACGAGCAAACCCCCAAGCCAATTAAAGTTCGGCAAAACTGGAGAATGCTGTCTAAAATTGAACCAATCACCCCACAAGCCTGTGTTCACATCGAACTAGATGGCGAAGATAACAGCATGCTGGTGGAAGAAGGATTTATTGCATGCCTTTAACAAAAGAACAACAACAAGAACTGACTAAGTTTGCGGCAGAGCGTAAGCACTGGCCTAAACCTGAGCTTGATGCAGCAATTTGGCGCATCACTTGGGCCAAACAAGCACTAGCACACCAAAAAGAACCTGACGATGGAGAATATGATACGTTCCTTATGCTTGCCGGCCGCGGATCTGGTAAGACGCACACTGCCAGCCATTGGATTGGCATACGCGCTTGGCGTTACCCCGGCACTCGCTGGCTTGTCACCGCCCCAACCTCTAATGATATCCGTGCAACTTGCTTCGAAGGAGACTCCGGTCTTCTCAATATCATACCCGCGAGCCTTATACGAGATTACAACAAGTCCCTCTTTGAAATTACCCTCATCAACGGATCAATCATTCAAGGCATTCCAGCATCTGAACCAGAACGATATCGTGGTAAGCAATATCACGGAGCTTGGTTCGACGAGTTGTGCGCCTTCGACTATCTTGACGACGCCTACGATGGCGTACAGTTTACTTTGCGTCTTAAAGACCCAAGAATCCCTCGTGTTCAGCAAATTATCACCACCACCCCCAAGCCACGCGAGCTCATTGTCGACCTCGCCGAAGGTAAAGTTGGTGGCGACGTCTACATGGTCAACGCGTCATCGTACGACAATCGGGAGAACCTCTCCGAAACATTTTTCAAACAGCTAGAGACATACGACGGCACCGACATTGGTCGTCAGGAGATCTACGGTGAGATTCTTGACCCAGAATCTTCCGGCATTATCAAGCGCAGGCATTTTAGAATGTGGCCAGCCGATAAACCCACGCCAGAATTGGAATATGTGTTGGCGTCATACGATCCAGCAACCAGCGAAAAGACACACAACGACCCAACAGCTTGCACAGTCTGGGGAATCTTTGAGCAACTGGATGGCGGCGTGTGCGCGATGTTATTAGACGCGTGGGATGAGCATCTATCCTATCCGGAGTTACGTCGCAAGGTGGTAAATGATTTTAAAGAAGTCGTATATGGTGCAGATAACGATTTTGCCAAAGGTAAAAAGTCTGATCTTATTTTGATGGAAGACAAATCAGCGGGTATTTCGTTAATTCAAGAACTTCGAGGTGCAGGTGTGCCAGTTCAAGGTTACAATCCTGGTCGTGCAGACAAAATACAACGGTTAAACATTGTTTCGCCATTGATAGCTAAAGGAAAAGTGTTTATTCCAGAAGATCCTAAGAAACCTGGTGAATACGCAGATTGGGCTAAACGCTTCTTGCGCCAAGTCTGTTCGTTCCCAGAAGCCGGCGGGCATGATGACTACGTAGACTCGCTTTCACAGGCCCTGCGTATCCTCAGAGACGATGGCTGGCTGCAATTAGACCCATTACCAGCCAGAGATTACGATTATGCGGATGAAGACCCCCGCAAGCGTTTTGCCAATCCATACGCTCAGTAGGGCGGATTTGATGTAAATAGCGTATTAGTTAAAATAAGGGCACATTTCTAGCCCACCAAATTCCAAATAAAATAATCTATGGCACAACCCACATTACCCATTCAGGCTGGCGGCAATTTGCCCAATCTCGATCGCGAAGATGAGATTAAGGACGCAAAGCAGCAAGACGCTGATATGGAAGAGTACGAAGAAGTACTTGGATTAGACTCTGATGAAGTAGAACAAGAACTCATTGAACTTGACGACGGTTCCGTGGTGGTTAACTACGTAGAAAAATCTAGCCCACGAAAGAATCCAGAGTTTTACGCAAACCTTGCAGAAGTATTTGATGAGCAAACATTAAATGCGTTGGCGATTGAGTATCTCGATTATATTGATGTAGACAAAGAAGCTCGCAAACAAAGAGATAAACAATATGAAGAAGGACTTCGTCGGACAGGCCTTGGTAAGGACGCTCCTGGTGGTGCTACTTTCGACGGTGCTTCTAAAGTGGTGCATCCCGTCATGGCTGAGGCTTGCGTCGACTTCGCAGCGTCCGCTTCAAAAGAACTTCTTCCGTCAGACGGCATTGTCAAATCGAACATCAGAGGTAGTGATGATAAACAAAAAGAAGAAACAGCAGAACGAAAAGTAAACTTCCTTAACTGGCAGTTAACACAACAAGTTCCTGAGTTCCGTGATGAGATGGAACAGTTGTTTACTCAATTGCCACTTGGTGGATCACAGTATCTCAAGTGGATGTACGATGAAGAGCAAGCGCGCCCAACATGTGAGTGGGTTCCAATTGACAACATCATTCTACCATACGCAACAACTAACTTTTATACATCACAGCGTGTATGCGAACAGCAAGACATTACTGGCGATGAATATTTAAAACGTATTGATGCTGGTCTGTATCGTGACTTAGACAATTTGGAATACACGTCTGATGCTCCGATCAATGACATGACCCAGTCTGAGAAAGCCAACAACAAGATTGAAGGCAAAGACTTACCAGGCAAAAATATTGATGAGCTGCGCCGCATTTATGAAATTACTTGCTTCATGCGTCTGGACGAAGATACAGAGACAGAAGGCAAACGCGCACCATACATTCTGACAATTGATGAATCAACAAACAAAGTATTAGCACTATATCGCAACTGGGATGCAAATGATGAAAAACGTGAAAAATTGGACTGGATGGTCGAGTTCAAGTTCATCCCTTGGCGTGGTGCTTATGCTATTGGCCTCCCCCATCTTATTGGCGGCCTATCTGCTGCTCTCACTGGCGCTTTACGTGCTCTGCTTGATGCTGCTCATATCAACAACAGCCAGACATTACTTAAACTTAAAACTGGGCGAGTTAGTGGACAGTCTGATCGGATTGAACCAACCCAAGTAGTTGAAGTAGAAGCTGGCGCTGGTGTAACTGACATTCGTCAGATTGCCATGGCAATGCCGTTCAATCCACCATCAAGCGTATTGTTTGATTTGCTTGGTTGGTTAACTTCTGCAGCTAAAGGCGTTGTTACAACC